CGTCGAGAATTGAATACCTAGTGCTTTTGCCTTTTCAGGGTCGGTAATAGCCTTACATACCGCACACACAGGGTAATCAGGATTTTTGAGTGAACCACACGCCTTACATGATACTTGCGCGAAGGCTACGTGATTAGCCATCCACGGTTTACCAGTTATTTTTAATTCACTAGCAGCAAGACGCATATCTTCACTAATACAGAGTGGATGACCATTACTCTGTGCCCACAACCCATCAGCTAATAATAGAAGTGTTTCATACCATTTAATTTGCTTAGCTTTCGCAGCATCTAAAAGTTCTTTCTTTTTATTAATTAGTTCTGCGGTAGATAATTCACCAAGCACATAGAAGATTCCAGGCATAGAATCATCCATATTACATGCAATTAATCCATTAGCCCAATCTCGAATTACCGAATCAGCAATCTGATTACTAAAAACAGGAATTTCGAGTAATGGCTGTTCATCATCTAATTCTTTCCACCATGATGAACCCCCCACTACTAAGCGCGAAGGACTATCATAGGTTCCAGCCTTGATAACAAACTTTCCAGGTTGAATAGTAGGCTTAACTTCAGTAATTAATCGTGGATAGATGCTAAAAATTGTGCACTTATCCATTGGATTCTTAGGCTGCATGTGAGTTCTACGACGATTAGCTAAAAATGGAAACATTTACTTACTCTTTTCGTAGTTATGGGGAACAAATGATGCACTACCGGAGTCCATGCTTGCTCCCTTTAGCCCAGACTCATCGCCAAATAGTTCATTTTCAATCTTCTGTAGTTCTTCTTCACGTTTAGCGAAATGATTTTCAGCAGTCAAATCTTCTTTATATTTCGCTAAAGTATGATTAGCATACTGAGCAGCGTAAACTGTATCGATAGCTAACTTACAAGCACGATATAATGGCGGTAAAGGCTTACCTTTATTGTCTTCAAACGTCCAGAGCGGTTCATATGAAAGTTTAGTTCCAACTAATTCAATTAGATTCTGTGCAGGAACTACTACTAATCGTTCCAGAATATATTTTCCATTATCCCAAGGATATTTTCTAACTTCACGAACTTCCTTAACTGTTCGTAAGTAAATAGGTCCACTGAAATCATGGAATGTGCCTAATCTCTTCTCAAGTTGGTCTTCAGCCCACACTACACGCCAAATTGGCTCACCTGTATCATGTGTGCCAAAATTTTCTAACAATCGGCGATTAATTTCTTCAATTTTCTCAGGTAAATGCATGTTTTCAATATGAGGGTGAAGTTTCCCCCACCCTCATACCTCCATTCTAGTTAAACAACAGCATTAACCCAATACTTTGCAGTAATAGGGTCATACTGAAGTGCAATTGGCCTATTCTGAATCGGAGTATAAGCAGTTTTGAGATTACCAGTCGTCAGAAATGCACCAGGATTAGCATCGGTAAAAACCAACACTAATTCATGGTGTCCAGTGACGGGTGGAGTAATAGTAGCAAGTTGTGTAGTTCCAGAAAGGAACGTTAAACGAGTAGTAGGTGTAATAGTAGCAGCAGCTGCCTGAGTAACAGGCTGTGGCTGTTGCACACTTTGTACTGAACTAAAGTTCTGGAAATTCAGGTCACTCATGATTAATACCCCGCCGGAATCGCGAGCGCATCAATATAAGCAGTAGCAGCCGGATTATTCACGAAAATCTGGCAACCATTGACCATATAGAAGATGTCGCTTGTCGCAACACCACCAGAAGCAGCACGAATTTCGAAGATATTACGTCCGTCAGTCTTATAGAAGCCAATCGGCAGGATTTCACCCCTACCCCAAACTTCATCACTAACTAAATCAATACGCTTCTTGGACCAGTTGTAGGATTCCTTAGTAGGAGCACCAGCCATCTGCATTTTATCAAAATACATATCCAGACCTTCTTCTTTGGCCTGTTTCTGAATCATGATAACTGCCTGACCAATGCTCTCATATGCCTGCTTCTGACACGGATGCAGCCAAGCATTAGGTTTGAAATTGTTGTCAATTCCAACCCTATCACCAATCTTGTTAATAGCTAACCGCGCCAACGGTAAAGACAGCGCAAGGTTATTTCCATTAACACGATTTGACCGAATTTCCGGTGTCGTAGCACGGTTAAATCCTAACCAAGTTCCAGTTGATGCATTGGAATGATGGTAAGGAACACCGTATAACGCAGGAAGTGAAAGTGGTGATGTAATACCATTAGTAACAATTACGTCAGTGGCGATAACACCAGCGATTGCAGGCGTAACCTGAATCGTAGCATTAGCAACGTCCCACTGAGTAATAACACCAGAACCACGAAGAGTTACCAACGTAGCATCGAATACTTGAATAGTCTGTCCGAAGCGCATAAGACGCGCACCGAATTCATTATCAAGAACGTATGTATCAACGCCACCTGAAGTCGTAGGTGTCGTAATAGTTCCGATTTGACCAGTTCCAGGCTGCATTAACTGTGAATCGAGTTGCCGGCGCAACTCGTCTAATGCAGTAGCAACCAATCGACGAACAGCATTAGTAATAGCTTTTCGGTCATTATCCGTAGACCACTGTGTTAACTTCGTATATTCGATGGCCTCGACCATGAACACCGAAGTTAAAACGGCTTTATCCCAAGTAGGCCCGCCACCACGCCCTAAATCACTACCATTAGGGTCGAAATAGCCGAAACTACCACCAGGTCGTAATTCCAGTGGAACTCGCATCTGTCGAGATGAAATAACTTCTACGTCACGCTTCTTGATGTTAGCGTAGAATTTATCATCACGCTCAAACAAAGTACGAACTTTGGGAATCACCCGTTCCAGCTCTAATGCTGTAACTTGCGATTCAACAACAGCCATTGTTAGTCGTCCCCATCCATGAGGAAGTCAAGTGTTTTCATTCCAACGGGAATGCTACCAGGCTTAGTAGTTTTTTCACGGCTGCTTGTTAATTGAGGAGCAGCACGCCTCTGGCCTTTATTAGTGTTAGTATCTTTATTATCATCATTGTTATCTTCTCTAACTCGTTTGCCTAAACCCCTCAAGGCTTCAATTCTAGCCTTTTTAACGACTGCGGGCAGCAGTGTTTGAGCCTTGGATTTATAGGCTTCTTTAATTGCTTCCAGTGATGACTTGGAAAAATTAGCTTTGAAAGCTGCTTCCCAAAGTTTATCTACTGTTAGCGTAAATCGTTTATCTTGTGAGAGAAGTTTGGTAACTTCTTCAGTAGCATCACGAGTAGCATTTCGGCGAATATAGTCACTCATCGACTGACGAGGGTCCACCGATGCTTCAATCGTATTCTTAATAATCTTATTAATGCGTTCATCCAACGTGGACTTAGCATCGTTAAACTTTTCCTGACGAAATTCTCTTCGCTGTTTATCGAGGTCTGATTCCTCTGTAGATTCTTCCTTACCATCAAATAAATTCGACGGTGGGGTATACTCAGATGAACCAAAACAGTATTGATTCAATAAAGCAGCAGCACCTTCTAGTGCTTCATTCTTAGTCTTTCGACCTTCTGAAACCATTCCAGCAATAGTATGTTTCATTACATTTCCTAATACATGTAAATAGGCTCCATTATCAACCTTCTGGAGAACCCCCAAATAATTGTCAACGGCCTTTTGAAACATCTTAGGGGACGTTTCTTTAATTGCGGATAAAGTTCGCTCAGTATTCCCCTTCATTAAATCAGCTTCAAATGCATCCAGAGTCTCCGCTTTACTATGCATTTCCTTCGCATCATCAATAGTTCCGCAGATTTCAGTGAATTTTTGTTCACGATAATATGCAGTCTGTAGGTAGGGGAAATCCTTAAATAGTTGTGGGTATTTCTTAAGGATTTCCTTGCGACGAACTGGAGTAACTAATTCCAGTTTCTCGTCACTAGGTTCTAAATCCTCATCAATTTCATCTTCTACTGTTCTATCATCGTCAGTGTCTTCCTCACTATCGTCGTCAGTATCTTCTTTAGTTTCCTTCTTAGGCTTAATTTTATCCTTTGGGACAGTTTTATCCTTGTCTTTCTTAGTATCTGTTCCTTCTGTTCCCTCAGCATCATCGTCACCATCCAAATCAATGACTTCGGGATTTTCGTCAGTATCACCAAGGAATTTAATAGTATCTTCTTTGCCTAAGTTACCAGGCGCACCCCCACCTCCACCTGCTAATGAGTCAGGGGAATAAAGATTACTGAATAGTTTGAACATCTTGCTCTCCACTTATGGGTGCTTGTTTGGTTTTATTAGGATTGGGCTTTTTACCTGGAGCAGCACCAGTTTTACCAGGTTCAGCCGATTGTTGCATCATTTCAGCTTGTTGCTGTTGCTGAACTTGCATCAAGTGAAGTTTTGCGTGCAGTGTTACGTTCTCATAACCCGGACGGTTTTCTATTTTTGCAAGTCTACCAGCAGCACTAATAATCCATTTTCTACAAACCTCAAATTCCACCGCATGATTATCGAAATCAACATCGATATCCACCGATGGCATCATTGGCATCATTGGATTACCAGATTGAATTGGAGTAGATTGTAACAGTAGTTTAATTTCTTCATATTGCTTGATGATATCGTCTTCACCAGGCATATAGAAATCATTCAATCCAAGATACTCATGAATCAGTGCAGCATTTTCAGGCGCATTGAGAATCTTCATTACTTCAGGATTACTCGCTTGCATAAGATTCATTAAGACATCTTTCTGCTGCGCCCATGACATAGGAAGATTTTCATTAGCTTCTAATTCAATACGTCCAATAGTTCCTTCTAATTCAGCCTTGCGAATAAAGACATTGACGAAATTTCCATCATCATCTGTATAGACATCCCGTTCATCGTCTTGTATTTCCTTGATATACATCGGGACGACTTTGCTAAAGATTTGTTTCCACCACATTGTCAACATCTTCCAATTATTCTGAAGACGTTGTAATGCTTGGGCACGTGACATCGAATATTGCGAAGCAGTCTCACTACCTTCTAATGAGCCACCGAATAATGATGGTAACGCACCGGAAACTAATTGTGCTAGGTTTTGCATCTGCTGACTGAATGGCATAACTTCGCCACTCAAAGTAGCAGTTTTAATCTCATGGAATGCCTCACCAATTTTCTTACCAGCTTGAGGCTTAGCCGGAAAAATTCCACCAGGTGTGGTTTCAACCTGATTGTAAGCATTGAAATCTAATACATCGGGGTCAGCAAAAGTCTGACCAATACCATGTTCAATAGTCTGTAATGTGAGTGAAATTAAATCGTTTGTAATTTCCTGAACACTTACTAACAGAGACCCAAGTGGGTCAAAGTGAATATAATCAGACATTGCATTGTAAGCAATAGTCCAACAATCATCTAAATTTTCATTACAAGCTTCCGCAAAGGTTTCATTTACGAAAACTACGTGAGCACCATCTGGGAAACGTTTTTTCAAAACGTCTACTTCTCGGTCTTCCCCTAAGAAATAATAAGCCGACGGACGAAACC